AATGTAATGTAATACTTAATTTTAAAACAAGTCGTAGCTATTTCTTTTTGAATATCTAAAGCTGTCGTAATTGTATTTTGATTTACTTCATTAACTAAAAGCAAATCTTTGAAATTATAAATGCTTTGTTGTGTAACTGAAAAATCAGCACCAGTAAAATTAATATTACTTAATCTAAAAGCAAACTCAGATTGGTTAATCGGCTGGGTAAATAGAGCTTCTTCATAAATTTGAATTAAATTCTTTTGTGCATTTAATACCGTGTATTTACCTGCATTAAAACTCGGACTTAATATTTCTAATAATGTATTTGTTCTAATATTTAATCCAATATCTGAAAAATCAATTAAAGAAGAAAATAACATTATTCTTGAGTTAAAACCAGAAACACTTTCATCGCCTAAATCATCCATTATTGCTAAAGAATCTCTCTTTACTGCTTTTTGTAACAAGCCTAAAAACATATCTCTATTGAAAAATACTTGAGCATTACCTGAAATAATATTATCTGTTACTTTACAAGTAACAAGCATTTCTATGTTTTCTTCAGGAGGAAGAATTATAGTTTCAAAATACCCAGAATAATTTAAACTGTGTAAAATACTATGGAATGGCGTGAATTCTTTTAAAATATTAAATACTTCTTGAATTCTTTCACTATTTAGATTTTCAATTTCTAAATTTAAATTATAAAGCGTTGTAGCAAATCCACTGCAAGTATCTAAAAAGTTTTTATCAATATCGCATGGATTACTACTGTCTCTCAAAGAACCGTTGTATTCATCCATGTTGTAAATATTCTCAGAATAAGGAAACTCAGTCCTAATTTTACCAAAAACAATTAATTCATTGAATGGATTCTTAGTTGGTATAATTTCATTGAACAATGGATCGTCTTCTTCAATAACTTTAGCATTCCAGTTTTTAGGAGGATAAATTATATTTAAATCATTCCTTAAATCAGCTAAAGGCAAACTTCTTAAGTATTCTTCTAATGTTTGTTCAAGGCTGTTATCAATGTGTTTATATTGGTAAAGTATTTTTAAAACATTGCCATTTTTTAAAGGAAATCCAAGCCATTTAACAGTGCTAATATTATTTTCTGTTTCAATTATTATATTTGATAATGGTTGCTCAATAAAATCATTATTTTTATCTTTTAAATATACTGCAAAGTTATTATTGTTTACAGGTAAACTTATTTTTGATAATGTGAATTCAAACTGATTATTTAAAGCATAGAAAACATCATTCCAAGTGTGCTTTGAATAAATTTGATATAAAGATGTATATTTTCTTAGAATTATACCAGCATCGCTTAATACTGATTCTAACCCTCTTAATGTACCTTTTAGCTTGAAGTTTGGTACAGCTTTAGCTATTTGCCTTCTCCATCTAATTGGATCATTTGACTTAAATGCAAGCTTGTAAAGATTTCCAAGATAAGAAAGTAGATGCTCTGAAATTAAATTATGATCTAACAACAAAGGCATTCTATTTGCTAAATTTTCTAAATAAGTAAATGTGTCTCCACAAGCATTGTTGAATTTTTCTAATATTTCTGGACTTAAATCTGTACCGCTAAGTTTATTTTTATAAACATCTGGAAGGTATTTATTTAACAAATTTGGATATTTATTTCTTGGTGCTTCAAGATTGTTTGGCACTATATATTCTGATATATTTGCAGCTAAACTAAAATAAATTTTAGAAGAAAGAGTTTGCAGAGAAATATTTGGTCGCCATTTCCAGCTTATAAAATAATCTCCATCTCTAAGTGCATCTTTTTTAAATTTAAATTTAAAGTGACCATTTAATATATCGCTTTTTATATCTATAACTTTTTCTAAGACAGAATCAGTTTTGTTTGCTGTCCAAACTGGATTGTTCTTTGAGCCATATACTTTTACAGATAAAAGATTATCAAATTCAATTTTATTAAGCTGAGATGAAGTATCTTTAAGTAGTTTTCTTTGAATTATTTTTAATTTTGTTGCGTAATCTTGATTGTCAGGAAATTCACAAGCTTTTTGTTTTGCTTCTAAGTATTGAACCTCTAAATCTCTATTTGTAATTTGATTATTTGTATAAATCGAAGAATCATTGATGAAATTTCTTTCAACAAAAGATATTGTAATTGATACAACTTCAAAAGGATCTTCGAAAAAACAACAATTGGCATCGGGAGTATATAAATCGAATACTACCGTGTCTGATACTTTTGGATTTTGATAATAATATTTTTCTATCATAATTAATTATACAAGAAATTTATTGTAATACTTTCTGGTCTAATGATTTCATAATATTTTGTAGTAATAATTTTTGATGAAGATAATTCAACAGTATTAAATATAATATCAATATTTTTTATTTGTCTCACATTTGAAATATATTGAACTATATCTGTTTCTTGCAAAGATTGACCATAATCCCAATTGTTTAAATTGAAAAATAATTCAACATTATTTTCAATGTTTGATCTTATATCATCTTCAAACTTTTTATAATATTTATCCATTGTGACATCAATCGAAATGTTGACATCAATAATTTCTCCATCTCTTAAACAAATAACATCAGTAAGCATTTTTACTTCATTAATAGAATTAGTTAATTCTTCTTTAAATTGAGTATTTGCTTTAGCCAAACCATTTATACCACTTCTTACTAAAACAAACAAATCAATGATGTTCGCAGCACAACCATAACTTCTTAAAACAGCCGTAGATTTACCAGTAATTCCATTGTATGTTGTTGCAAATTGATTGGTAAAAGTTTTATAATCCTCTCCAGAAACAGTCCTATTTTGAGTTCTTAAATACAAAGGTATTTTTTCACGAATCTCTTCTACTGTATCACCAGAGTAACCAAATTCACCTTTTGTATAATTTGATAAAAATACAATTGCACTTGCTGGAACTCCTTCTATTGGAATTAAAGTTTCTGTACTTGCAAAGTTTGTAACTATATCTCCGTTTGGACCACCACCTATTCTGTATATAACTTCAATTTGACTTCCTGTTGAAGGAACTAAACCGCCTTTTCCATTACCAAAAATAACATTTGCACTATAATCTGGATTGTATTCTACTAAATATTCTTTGTTGGCTAATCCAGAAGTAAAGTAATCTACTTGTTCCCATTCTTGTCCATTTACAACAACTCTTATTGAATCACTTATAATGGAAGAATTTGGTATTGATAAAATTAAATTAATTGTACCATTTGAAGAAAATGAAATATTCCTAGTTCTACCAGCTATACCAACAATGCTTGAATTAATTAATTGTCCAGCCCTAATAATAATAGGTTCGCCAAATATCGGCCTGTTTAAATAATCTGCAGTATATAATTCAAAAGAAAAAGGCTGTTGATTTGAAACTACATCAATTTCAAAAGGAGTATTAATTTCTATGTCGAATGTTTGAATTGCATTTAATTTCGCAGAAAATAAAGCTTTAGATCCAATTGGAGGTTGTGGTTTTAATCCAACTAATTTTGCCAACCTAAAAGCATTGTCTAATTCAGTTACTGTATCAATGAAAACTTCATTCGCAATTTGATCCATTTTAAAAGAAAGAGTATCTGCCAAAAAAGCAAAATTTTCAATCAACATGATTGCAAGACTAGATTCAACAAAATCATTAAAATCATTTCCAAATTTTTCTTTAATGAAACTTACCAATCTGCTCTTCATTGAATAAAAGTCTTGATTAGTATAATTCAAAGAAACAATATTTGTTTGTTTTGGAGTTACTCCAATATCATAAGGTGTAATAATATCACATTTTTCTTGCATTTTCTATCATACTCCTACAGGTAATTGTAATGTTAAAACTTCTACATAATCAATTCTTTGTGGATCAAAAAATTTAATTTTAATTGTTAAAACATGATCGTTGTCGTTTAAAATACTTGGATTATCTGATGGATTGAATGTATTATCATATCCATTAAACACTTCAATGCTTGATATTACTACTCTAGGCTCCCAAGTTTGAAT